GTACCTTTCATAATGCGCGACTGTCTCGACTTCTCTACGGTAGTGATACCGCTGAAGAAGAGCGTCTGTACGAATTTTTCGTACGGGTGAAAAAACGTGTTACGCGTTGGATGGGTCCCGTCCCGGATGAGCTTGATTGCTCATTCGGTCCGGGAAGCGTTATTGGTGCTCAAGGTCAGACACACACGGTGCCTGACAAAATGACCAACAAGCCAACAACCACCGCTTCCATGCTGCCTTACCTTAAATGGTGGGAACAAACAGCGTGGGCCAGGTCTCGCGACAATCGCGGGTTACTCTGGTTAAACGGTGAACTGAATCTCGAGGTTCGTCGAGCCTCCCTTTGGGGTACAGCACCTAAAAATGCTGAAACTCATCGGAGCACCGAGATTGGGCAATCCATTAACGTATCACACCAGCTAGGTTTAGGTTCACACCTAAAACGAGCCGTGGCACGTGCCAGTAATGGCAAGTGGAAACTGTCCAACCAGCCCGATATCCATCGGATACTGGCTGAATCGTCTTCAATAGACGGTAAGCGTGCTACAGTAGATCTCAGTTCTGCAAGCGACTCCGTATGCCGAGCATTGGTTAAGCTCTGCACACCCGCCGCCTGGTACGAACTTATGGACGATCTAAGATCCAAAATGGTAGAAATGCCTGATGGGTCTGTGGTTTTCCTTGAAAAGTTCTCAGGTATGGGTAACGGTTTCACATTTGAGCTTGAAAGTATCCTTTTCATGTCGATATGTCAGGAGGTCCTCGCTATGCGTGGACAACCTAACGTCGCAGGAAAAGATGTTTTCGTTTTTGGTGACGACATCATCGTCGACGCCAGATTTGCCCCAGATGTGATCTCTGCTTTACGATTGAGCGGATTCGAGACGAATAGTCGAAAGACCTTCGTCGACGGTCCGTTCAGAGAATCTTGTGGTGGTGATTACTTCAGGGGACGGGCCGTAAGGCCTTTCTACCTTAAAGGATTACCACGTGAACCGCAAGAACTCATCGTATTTGCAAATGGACTTCGGAGAGCTGCTCAGGGTTTCGGCCCTGATAGTTCTCGTCGTGATCTTCTTCATGGTTGTTGGTTGGAGCTTGTTCAGCTTCTACCAACTACTATCCGAAGATGTCGCGGCCCCGAGACGCTCGGCGACGTCGTCATCCATGACGAAGTCTCCCGGTGGTCCCGAAAAACCGATAGTGGAGGAGTGAGATGGATCCAAGTTTATCGCCCTGTCGTCAAGCCTCTGTCCCGAAAGGACGGTGTTTTGACTAAGGGTTATATTTCTTGGAGTCACTTTCCATCATCCGTCCAGCTTGCCTCTAGGATCGCCGGCTATG